GGGCTTTTGTGTTGTAAAATAAGGCTATTCCACTATTAACTTCTTAATAGGGTTGGCTACTTGCCTTATATTGGCACTATGGTAAGATATAGATATTAGTAGGTAATTATAAATAACTATGAAAGATTTATTAGAGAGAGAACAAGCGTTTGCCCTAAAAGAGCTGGGGGCAATCGAACCAAAAGTCGAAGCCGAAGAAGGTTAGCGAGAAGCTGAAAAAGACTTCCGTGATCCTTAGAAATAATAAAATGAAAACTAAAGAATTAATTGCTTGGGTAATATCAGCCGCCATCATATTAGTAGCAATGTTCGTATTCGCAATAACAATATAATTATGAGTAACATACCAACAATAAATTGGTTAGAAAATTGCCAAAGCGAATACATCGCTGGCGATAAAAAGCAAAGGTCAGAAATTATTAGCGAAATGCGGTCGTTTGGTTTCAATAATGACGCCGAGTGGCTAATAAAAGAATTATGGATAATCAAGAAATAATCCAAGAAGTAGTTGACCTAGATACCGAAATTGAACGTCAACTGCACCAGATAGAAGACATCTACGAAGACATCAAAGCGGACATGGTTCGCAGAGGTGACTGGCTCAATAAATTACAAAGAAACTTAAATAAATAAATATGAAAATAGAATGGATAGAGAATAAGTCTGATGATTGGAAACTAGCCACCATCGCTGACGGTGCGAACGTAACTAAGAACGTATCAATCAATCGGACAAGTAAGAAAGGTGAGGTCTTCCCTGACTTTGATAACCTCCAAGCGGGGCGAGAAGTTGACGGTAACTTATGGGAAAGCTCACAAGGTAAGTGGTATTTATTCCCCGTTACCAAGCCAACGCCAGGTATTATGGGTAACAAGCCAGCGTATGGAGTTGCCAAAAACATGGAACGTAAGGAGACTTCAATCAGTAAGTCGATGGATAGAAAAGACAACGCCATCACCTTAGCGGGGACAGCTAGAGACGCTACCTTGCTAACGGTTAATTTCTACCCAGAGTTGGCTACCGCCCCAGATAAAGAAGAAGCAATCAAGTTAGTTTGGGAACAATGGCGTGGTTGGTTAATTGAACGGTCGGGCGATTCAAAAGATATTACTGAAACTAAACAACCTTTCTAAATTATGAAATCAAATAAAATACAAGTTAGAAGTAGCAAAAAAGAGAGATTCCAAAAGATTTGTAACAATCACGAATTTACGATGAATCTTGTCCTTGAAAAGTATATTGAAATGGTTTGTCGTGAGAACAGTATTAGAACCGAGGAGTGGTCTTACTAGCCCCTAGAATGCCTCACAATCAATGAAACATGACAAACTTAACACAACATCAAAAGATACTTGATTTCTGTTCTGACGGCAAATTTCACTGCCAAAATGAGTTTAGGGCAAACTTCATATTTTCTCCCCATAAAAGGCGAAGTGAAATAACAGAAAAATATGGTTATATTTGGGAAAATAAGCCATGTGAGCATGGGGTAAAGAACCAAAAAGATTATAGGATGGTCCCAAAAGGACAATTAAACTTAATAAGATTATGAACAAGGTAAATGACAACCTAAAAAAGAAAATGGTTGATCGCTCGACCGAGGTTATTGATCGCTCGACCGAGGTTATTGATCGCTCGACCGAGGTTATTTGTTTGAAAGAAAATACTTTTAATTTAGTTGTTGATAAGTGTGCCAAGATAAGGACCAAGATTTTTGAAAACTCGGGCAAATATACGGCTATTTTATTTGATCTATTTTACTTTGATAATTTTGTCGAAGAGATAAGCAAACTAAAAGATAAACCTGTTTCTGTTTATGTTTTCTCTTATACTAAAGACTTTTCCCGAGAGGAGTTTGTCGATCTTGGTATTGATTTTACGGTTGAGGCAATACCCGAGAAGATTCTTGAAACCTATAAGAAAATATAAACCTATAAGAAAATATTTAATTTCTAATTATGAATAACATCACTTTTAAGGAATATCAGAAAAAAGCTGTAGATAATATCTACGAGAAGGCCGACCAGTTTCTAAAGTCTGGCGACGAGAATAATCTCAAGCGGATAATTTTTAGGTCCCCGACAGGATCAGGTAAAACCGTTATGATGGCTGGGGTGATAGAGAGATTGGCTTTAGAGAGTGACAATAATCTATCCTTTGTCTGGATCTCTAAGGGGGTCTTGGCGGACCAAAGTCGTCAAAAGTTTGAGACACTTATCGGCGGTGGCGGTGTCGAAATGTCGGCTCTTGAGGATATTTTAGATAATGAAATAAAAGAAAATGAGGTCTTATTTATAAACTGGGAAAAGATTTTTTCTAAGGCTGGCAAGGATGATCCAAGTAAGGATATTAAAAAGGGCGATCCGCTTAATAAGTTTATGCGAGGCAATGAGTGGGATAAATCCCTTAAAGTTTTTTGTGAAAATGCGAGAGATGAGGATCGAAAGATCGTTTTGATTATTGATGAGAGCCATTTGAATATTACGTCTAACACCATTGCGATTATTGACGATATTATTAAGCCATCTTTGCAGATTGATGTTACGGCTACTCCGAAATTGCATGTCCATTATGATTATGGCGATCGAGAGGGGGAGTATATCGAGCTTCAAACGGTTAAGGACGCCGAGGTTATTAAGAAGGAGGTTATTATCAATGTCGATATAGACCGAGATGAGCTCAAGAGCGAGAAAAGTGGTGATGTTCTTATTTTTGAAAGGGCGATTAAGAAACGAGAAGAGCTTGAGAAGCTTTATGAAAAAGAAGGCTCAAAAATTAGGCCTCTGGTCTTGGTCCAATTACCGAACGAAGGCGAGAAGTTGAGTGCTTTGGATAAGAAAAAAATTGAATGGGCCGAAGAGTTTTTGAAGGAGTGTGGTATTACCTATGAAAATAAGAGACTAGCTAAATGGCTAACAGGTAAAAATAAAGAAAATTTGGATAAAATAACCGATCCTGACAATGAAGTTGAATTTCTTATCTTTAAGCAAGTGGTAGCAGTTGGTTGGGATTGCCCGAGAGCTCATATCTTGCTTAAGTTTCGAGAGACAAGAGTTGCCGTCTTTGAGATCCAGACTGTCGGTCGAATTATGCGAATGCCCGAGTTTAAGCATTACAAACAAGAGGATCTTAATCGGGCCTATGTCTATGCTAACTTAGAGGAAATTAGAATAGACGAAGAAGCTCTTGAATATTTAAAGACTAAGAAGGCAGTAAGAAAAGAAATTTATAAAAACCTTGATCTTGAGTCTGTTTATCTGATGAGAGGGGAGTATAACGATCTTCTACTTGGTTATCGAAGATATTTCTTTACCGAGTTTCTCTCGAAAATTAAGGGAGTTTTGGATGAAGGTAAGGCCAAGGCTAACTTTGAATTGTTGAAGAAATATAAAAGTGCCGACGGGACTAATGTTAATCTTGATGTCCATCGGCTTGAGGAGGGTTTGATCGTAGATGAGATAATTGAAGAGATTGATCAAGAAAATCTAAGTATTGTTGCCAATAAAACAATCAAAGCTAAGATTTCTGATGATGAAATTGAACGATATTTTATTTCTTTCCTGAAGAAGAATTGTGGCGAGTTTCAACCAGCTCGGTCCTTTGATAAAATCCGAACGGCTATCTATCAATTATTTGATCGCTATCTTGATTCTAAGAATAAAGATGATCGGCTCTATGTTCAAAAAGTGGTTTTAGGCAACCGAGCCTTTTTCCAAGGGGTTATCACTGATTCGGTTAAGGAGTATGCCAAGCACCGAAACAAGGTAGAGAAAATCTATAAGCCAATCCCGAAATGGAATGTGCCAGAGCAAGATTTTTACTCTAAGAACGCCGAAGAAAAGAAATACTCGAAATGCGTAATGCAACCAGCTTATATTCTTGCCAAGTGGAAGACCGAGGTTAGTTTTGTTGAGAATTATCTCGAGGATAGAAAAAATATCGTTTGGTGGTACAAGAACGGCGACGCTAAAAATGAGATCTATTTTGGCTTACCCTTTGTCGATGAAAAGGGGAGAAACGCCACTTTTTACCCAGACTTCATTGTCGGTTATAAAAACGCTAAGACTGGCATTTTTGACACCCAGGAGGGCCAAACAGCGATCAGCGAGGACACCAAACTAAAAGCCAAGGCCTTACAGCGATATATTAAGGACCAAAACAAAAAGGGTCACAATTTATTTGGCGGTATTGTCGTCCCCGATAAAGAAAAAAAAATCTGGCGTCTTGGGTCTGTGTTTGTGTAGTCAAAGATTACGACCTCATTTCCTTTTGTGAATTGCAGATTAAATAGTATAATAGACACATGGGTAAACGGTTAGACAACAAAATAAATAATTGTTATCAGCAATCCTCACGGGGGTTAGGTTCTAACCGACCTTCCCAACCCTGTGAGGATTTTTGGTTGAAATTATTATGGAAAACGGTTGGATAAAATTACATAGAAAACTCAAAAATAAGGGTTATTGGAAAAAATCTGCCTATGTCCACCTTTGGGTACACTTATTATTATCAGTTAATCATAAACCAAAAGAATTTATGTGGAATGGTCAAATAATAATGGTTAAAGAGGGACAGATGATAACTGGTCGGAAACAATTAAGTGAGGAAACAGGCATTTCACAAACTTCAATCGAGAGAATACTCAAAATGCTCGAAAACGAACATCAAATCGGACAACAAAAAACCACAAAATACCGTTTAATTACAATAGTTAATTGGGGTAGTCATCAAAAAGTGGACAGCACTCTGGACAACAAGCGGACAACAAGCGGACAACAAGCGGACACAAACAAGAATGTTAAGAATGTTAAGAATGTTAAGAATGTTAAGAAGGATAAGAATGTTAAGAAGGATAAGAATGTTAAGAAGGGAACTATTGGCGAGCCAATCTCGCAAGAAATTCCAGACCTGATCAAACTCTTTGAGGAGGTAAACCCCACCTGTAAGACATACTATGGAAATACCACACAAAGGAAAGCGTGTCAGTTTCTATTTGAGACTTATGGTTTTGAGAAGGTTGCTCGTGTTATCAAGGAAGTTTTACCCAAGACTAATGGCAAAGAGTTTTTCCCAACAATTACCACCCCAGTTCAATTAAAAGATAAGTGGTCTCAATTAGAAGCAAATTATAGGTCGTATATTAGTAAACAAAAATTAAAAAAAGAAAAACAAGGAAATGTCTATTGGTAAAAAATTTAAGATAGTTTATGGATTCAATGAGGGCGACTATCTGCCGATTAACGAGAACGAGTTAGTCAAAGCGATTGCTTTATTTATGGAAGGTGGTCGAGCTGTCTTTGATGCCGGTGCTGTTCGAGGGAATGATATTATGAGGATTGTACCAGACTGGCACGCTGAGAAAGGGTGGAATAGGGGATATAAAATGACACCTGAAGATTATGAAGATATAAAACCACTAGAAAAAGGTTATCAGGAAATATATGGTCAAGCTAAATATCTTACCGAGTATGCCATTAAGGAAGATCGCCGAGACCTCTTAAGCAAACCATTAAGCGAGGGAATTAAATTACTACCACAAAATCCAATTTCAGGTGAAGTTAAAAAATTGGCGAATAAGTTTAAGATTTAACATGAAATTCTACTCCTTACTTACCATCACCTACATCATCTACTTACCTTTAGTGTTAGCGGGGATTATTGTTTATTCGGTAATTAGATTTATAAGATGAAAATACTTCAACTTTGTGCTGACACTGGTTCAGATACTAAACCATACCGAGACGCTGGCTATGAAGTTATTTTAGTTGGAAAGAATATTGGAGTAGAAAACTATCATCCACCTAAAGATGTTTATGGAATAATTGCTAATCCTGTTTGCACTGAGTTTTCTACTGCCAGAAGTAACGGCCGAGCAAGAAATCCTGGTGAAGGTATGAAACTTGTTAAAGAGTGTCAACGAATTATCTCCGAATGTAACCCAACTTTCTGGGTTATTGAAAATCCTGCGACTGGAGTATTAAAAAACTACTTAGGAAAACCAACTTATCAATATGAGCCGTGGTGGTACGGTAGTCCTTGGTCAAAGAAGACAGCTTTGTGGGGTAAGTTTAATATCCCACCCCGTGAATACCTTAACTGGGAAGATGTGCCTAAAATTGATGGACTTTACACTCGCCCTGGACGTCAGAAACCATCTCTAGCCTTTATGCACAAAAGTCATGCAAGACTTATCCCAGAATTTTCTGGATTTAACCCCCAAAGCGATATGGAATTTAGGTCAATTTGCTCCCAGAAATTTGCTAAAGCGTTTTTTGAAGCAAATAAATAGTTATCAACTTTTTAATAACCTTTACTAAAGACAAAACCCCTTTTTTATGGTAAAATAGGGTAGATGGACTTAATTGAAGAAATTTCTCACCCCCTAGATGAAGTAAGGGCAGAACTTGCGGAATTACAACGAGAAATTAAGGCATATTTAAAGAACGATAAAAGGACCGTTATGCTAATCGACCCCGAAGGCTTAAAACCACCTTGGAATGAATATTATATTACCTACCCTTATAAGAAAGAAAAATTTATCGGTTGCTATTCACCTAAATATTCAAGAATGTTCTACATGTTCTACCGTAAGAGAAGTAAAGGTAGCCATCGGGAATACCAATTAATTTAGCTCGTTGACAATAAGAAGTTAGTAAGTAGCTGGAAAGCTATCCGACAATAGTCGTCTTGCTAGGATTGGCTTAAATGTAACCTAGTGCCAAAGACTATTGAAGGTTTCCAGCTCCTTGCTCGTTTCCAAGTAGAAATGAGTCGCTCTTTGAAAACATAGGGTTAGAGTTCGTTTCCTAAATGGTGTTGTGGTGGACTGTGAGCCACTAATAATGCGACTGTTATTATAATTACTATTCCAAATAAAGAGAAAAAACAAGAGACGCCTTGTTTCTAAGTATCTTGGTAAGCTCGTAATTTGCAAGTCAAACCTTGCCAACACCATCTAGGAAGCGAACAAAAAAAAGAAAGGAGGACAGTCATAGACTGGGAAAGTGAGTTGTTTGAAAAGATGAACGCAGTTGTTGACCACCTTAGAGAACGTCCGCCCAACCTTGATAACGACGTCCTTTTCCAAGTCGCTGTCGATCAGGTGGTCACATCCATTACTCGCTTGGGGTGGGTCATCGAAAAGAGGATCAAACCAGAAGGGGGGTGACAATGAACCCTGACGAATTAAGTCTCAGACGCTCCTTGTGGGTTTGGGAAAATAGGTTCATAACTGGCGACACGCCAAACATCTTGGCTCTCGCTAAAGAGAAAAACCAATTCGCACAGAAACACGGCTTTGCCGAACTGAAGCGAATAGTTAAGGAGGTTATCTATGGGTGTTTTCTCGAAAGGCAAGAGAGTGGAAATACCGGCGAGGTGGTATCACATTTTACTGCTAGCGCTGGGGATGGCAATCGCCTACCTAAGCCTCATCGGAGTAGCAATCCTCGCAAGCGGAAACTAAGACGAAAAGGAAGGAGGCGACGATGAAATGTCCTCGGTGCGGAAAAGAAATAGGAGAATATAACGGGATGTGTGCAATTTGCGGTCTAATCAGACCCGCAGACCACGCCAAAGGAGGAAAGGATGAGAAGAAGCAACCTCCGTAAGTCTCTCGACATCGCTCTGTTGGTGGAGAAAGTTTTGACCATCGGTATCAAGTATATGGCCAAAGTTCTCGAAACCACCCCCGAACTATCTGACGAAGTGGTGGTCGCCATCGCCGAGATGTGCAACGCCATGCAAGAATGCCTCTCGCACTTTCAAAAGAAGACCATCCCCGACATCCAAGAGATGATGACAATCTGGGGAGATGAAGGGCCAGAGAAGGAGTTCGAAGTCCAAGTCGAGGAAGTCGATTCGGTCGAAGAAGCCTTTGAAGAAGCCTTTTGCCCCGAAGAAGACGAGGAAGAAGACGACGAAAGCGAAGGCTACCAAGAAGGAGACGGCGAGGAGTGGAAAGACACATGAAAGGAGGTGTTTACCGTGCAAATTTGCCCTCACTCGGCGGAAACGCCAAAGACTCAGGCTCAATCGCTAACCCTAAACCCTGTTTCGCTGGACAGGTCAAACAAAACCAGCGAAATTAAGGGCTTAAATGGAGATGGATAGGACGCGTTCCTTACCCTCAACCTGTTCGATTCAGGTAAAGCCCATATTTGTTGCTAGCGAAAGACAAGTTAGGCAACTATTCTATCCGACCATCTCCGTTGGGGAGGTAGATAATCAGGCAAAAGTGTGATAGGTCTATCGCTCTTAGCCGAAAGCCCGTGTTCGGGAACGGGGCTGGCGAGGTAAAAACTAAAGTCCAAGGTCTCGCCAGAATTAGACATTTAACGGTTAAAAGCCAAATTAAAAGTTTAAAGAAGAAAAATGAATTATAATTTTCTATATCCAATTTGCGGAGCAGTTATCTTTTGGTTAATTTTCATGTTAATTTGTTTTATTCAAGATATTAGAAATTAACTATTTAACGGCATAAATGCCAATAGAAATAAATAATATGTCAATCAAACACAAAAAAGAATTATCAAAGTTTTGCCATTATTGCCATAAACCCATTAGGGGTGAGAAAATTTGGTGTGAATTTACGGATGAAGCCATTAAAATTGGATATAAAAGATGTGGAAATAAAGAATGCGGACAAATTATTGGTGAAAGTCGGGATGGTGAAGAATGGAGGGTTGTTTGGGATGGTATTACAACTCCTCCTTCTAATTATTTCAAAGAATACATTAAGATTATAAATATTTCAAAGAATACATTAAGATTATAAATTAAATGGTTAAAAGCCAATAATAAATAATTATGAAAACAATAATCTTAGCTCTGGCTCTCGTCTTGTTATTTAGTGCTGGTATTGCTCAAGCAATTTCTTGTCCTGCTGGTCAAGAAGTTAGAAGTGTTTTAATTACCCCCGAAGTGATTGCCGTTCCTGCCGTAACTCACACCGTCCACCATGAAGCTATTACCCACGAGGAAACAATTATTGATACCCCCGCTTATTCTTCCTATGTTCATGTTGGCTGGGGACACGGTGATTATATTAAAATCTGTGATACCTATTTTCCAGTCCAGCACAATCACGGGAATTATGACCTAGTTCATCACCCAGCCGTCACCCACCAAGAAACGGTAATTGATACTCCAGCGTGGGATGAAGAAGTGATTGATGTCCCCGCTATTATTGAAACCCCTGCCGTTTATGAAGACCAATGCTTTGATCTACCACCAGACCCAGTAACTCCTCCAGTCGTCACATCAAGTCAATCAAGTGGCTCTCATTCTATGGGTTATATGCACCCCTGCGGTTATATAAAAGTTTATTCGGACTTACCTTGTAATTACTTGGATACCGAAATGCGGGCAAGATTTGGTTGGGATGAAAATTATAGGGAATCAATCCTACGACCTTGGAGAGCGATAATCTTTGGGGGATAAAATATGAAATTATGAATGAAATTTATGAAATTATCGAAAATGTGGTTATATTATTTCTAGTAATAGAATGTTGGGGTTTTAGAGTAAAACTTAATAGATTAGAGAAAAAATTAAAATGAAAAAGAAACCAAAATGTAATTGCCAATTTGAAGAAGGCCATAGTCAAGAGTGTCCTTTATACGTTGAAGATAAAAGTGTTTTTGACGCTTTGATGAAAAAGAATGAGAAAAGTCGGTAAGGCGGAAACAAGCCAAAAGATGCTGAGAATGAATATTGATCTAAAGCCGATGTCAATTAATAAGGCGTGGCGCGGTGGTCGAAGGTTCCGGACTAAGGATTATCTCCAATACGAAAAGGATTTATTGTGTTTATTACCTAGAGATGGCGGAATTAAGTTTGATGGGGAGTTTGAAGTCGATATAATTTTCTATTGTAAGAATAAATTGAGCGATGCCGACAACATTATCAAACCAATAATGGACATTTTGACAAAATCAGGTATAATTAAGGATGATAGGTTCGCAATGAGGATACAAGTTACTAAAGTTGAGAGCCTAAAGGATTCATTTGAAATTTCTTTATATGAAATGCAATCGATGTAAAGACAATTATGAAAAAGGACGACTTCCTTTTTACTGCGATGGCGGAATTTGTTTGTGCCGTTACTGCTACGAAAAGTTATTAGAGGAGAATTTACCACCACCAATCCAAGAATACCCTGAGAGCTGGTAATAAGGGGAGTTAAAATAAAAATGGAAGAAAACAAAACAAAAACAGGAAAAGTAAAGAAAAACCTATTCAAACCAGGTGAATGTCCTAATCCCAATGGTCGCCCTTTAGGTCAGCGTAATTATTCGACTATCTACAAGGAGGCTTTAATTAAGTTAGCTGAAAGTGAAGGCATCACTCCCGAAGATGTCGAGAATGAATTAATCAAAGGGGGATTAAAGCACGCTAAAAAGGATTATCGTTTTTATAAAGATGTGTTGGATAGATTACACGGTCAAGCTACTCAAAAACATGAACTCGACGCTAGTATCAATGTAACTGGCGTAGAAATAAATGTTAGAGAATAAAAAAGTAAACTTTGAGATACACAAATCACACCTACCTTTATGGAAGGACAAGTTTAGGTATGCGATTGTCATGGGCGGACGTGGTAATGGACGATCTGGCACAGCTTCTCGTCTTGCCGTCTCTAGTCTTCTAGGTAAGGAATATACTCGTGGAGCAATTATGCGGGCTACTCACGCTAACATCAGGGCTTCCTGTTGGAGTGAAATCATGGATAGGATCAGAGAGCAAGGTATAGCCGAGTCTTTTAGAATGACCGAGAACGATATGTTTATTGAAAGAGGGCAGAATAGTTTGCGTTCTCATGGCTTTAGGGCTTCTAGTGGTTCATTAACCGCTCGGCTTAAATCTCTGGCTGGTTATAACTTTATATGGATTGAAGAAGCGGAAGAAGTTGGCGAAGCGGAGTTTAGAACCCTAGACGACACCCTAAGAACGATTAAAGGGGATATTCGGATTATTCTAACCCTGAACACACCACCGAAGAACCATTGGATATTAAGGAAGTGGTTTGACTTAACACCACACACCGAAGCACAAGGATTTTATATTCCAAGTATCAAGCCTGAGATTAAGGACGCTATCTATATCGGAGGTAGTTGGCGAGAGAACGAACCCAACCTAGACAAGCATACGATTGAACGCTACCAAGAATACAAAGACACCAACCCAGCTTATTACTGGCAAGTGATTGAAGGTCTTTCCCCAGAAGAAGTTAGGGGTAAGATATTCACTGGTTGGCAAAAGATTGATGTCGTTCCTCAAGAAGCACGACTGGTTCGCTTTGGTGAAGACTTTGGTTGGTTTCCTGACCCAGCTTGTGCGGTAGCAATCTATTACTGGAATGGGGCTTATATCATTGACGAAGTCGCCTATGGCACAGAATTAACTAACGAATACTTGGCGAGAGAGATCAAAAAGGTCGGCCAAGCTATTACCACCGCTGATAGTGCCGAACCTAAAAGTATTGCCGAGCAAAGAAAATACGGTATTCAAGTTCAAGGAGCTGAAAAAGGTAAGGATAGTGTAGTGTTTCGCATCAAGGTGGCTTCCCAAAAGAAGATTTACGTTACCAAGAAGAGTGTTAATGTTTGGCAATCTTATGAAAACTACTCATGGGCTGAAGATAAGGACGGCAACCCTAAAGGTGAACCAAATCACCTATGGAGTCATGCGATGGACGCCGCCACTTATGCCATAGCTTCCTTACACAACAAGACTTCGGATATAATTGTTTATCAGCAACCACGAGAGCGTAAAAACATAGCAGTTTAGTTGGAAATTTAGTATGGAAAATGTTAAAATAGAACCAAGAGAAGATGAGGTTAAACCTATCAAGCCCAAAACAATTAAGTGGATAATTCCTCAATGTTGCCGTGAAGGCTGGGCAAGTTGTCCACATGTTGCCAAAAGACAAAAGCCAATTAAGAAAAATATCGGATTGTGAACAAATTAGATTTAAAAACTGTCCCTAAGTTAAAGCCAAACCCTGTCTTTAAAGGGTTGCCAGATAACTTAAAAGACCCCAAGACCTTTAAGAAGGTAGAAAAGAAACTAATCAATGCTATTTTCTCCGATCACAAGCACGCCACCGTTAAGGCTTACCTGAAGTGTAAGCGATGTCAGGATAAGTTTAAGAAGCGACAAGCCTTCATTAAAGATTTGGGATTTACAAGTTATGAGCAATACACCGAGTGGAAAAAAGTGATGACGATTATTGATAATAAAAAAGACTTCCAAGTAAAATGAAAAAGAAAGATAAAAAAGAAAAAACAATTAGCCCCTACGTGGAGTTTAAACCCACCAAGAAGCACCAGAAAGAGAAGATAGAGCAAGCCATTATCCTCTTAAACGATATTGTTAAGATTAGACTTGCCCCGTCACCAATTCATGGGATTGGAGTATTTGCTATGAGAAACATCCCCAAAGGTCAACACCTTTATCTTGACGCTGTTCCCCATGCCTTCGATGTCCCCTTTAAGGACTTTAAGAAGCTAGAGCCAGAAATCAGGGAGCTATTGCTTGGTCAATGGCCACAAGTAGTCAATGGTTCTCACTTTCTTTACCCCGTAACCAAAATGAACGCTTACTTAAATCACTCTGACGAACCCAACTTTGACAACAAAAATGATTTAACCCTTAAAAGAATAAAAGCTGGTGAAGAAATAACCGAAGATTATAGGAAGATTGATGACTGGGAGAAGATATTTACTTGGCTTAAATGATTTTAGTTTTAGGTGTCGGACGAAGTGGCACAAGTGAAGTGGCGAGAATCCTCCAAGAATTAGGTGTTGATATGGGACAAGGACAACAAGGTGATGAATTTAATCCTTTAGGTTATTACGAGGATAAAGAGTTTCAAGCCAAAAATATGGCATACTTTATGATGGGCTTACACGAAAAACAATCAGAATATCCCCTAAAGCTATGGCGGACGGAATTTGACAAGTTAATAGCGACCAAGACCGAACCTTGGGGAGTGAAAGACCCTGGCATAGTTGACATGGCGTTCTTGCTTGAAGAATATGCCAAACTAAATCCCAAGATAGTTTTATGTTCTAGGGAAAAGGAAGACACGATTGGTTCACTGATGCGGATGAAAGGAATTACTAGAGAGAAAGCCGAGGAGATTTACTACAAGCGGATGGAGAACCTAAGCACTTTCTTAAAAGATAAAGACTACCTAGAGATTGACTGCTACGACGAACACAAAGAGGACAAATTAAAAGCGTTAATAAAATAACTATGGAAAAAGAAAACGAAACATTTCAACATTCATGCATTAAGTGCCAAGAGAATTACAAGGACAACGACCCAGATGCTTATTATTGTCCCAAGTGTAAAGATGAGAGTAAATCTATTGCCAAAGCGGTTGATAAGAAATTAGCGGGGAGAGTTTCTAAAAGAGTAGGTGGTGCCTTACAACAATATGATGAAATCCTAGCTAAAACAGGTGGAAAATTTCCAAATATAGGTGACTTAGGAATTAAATTATAATGCTCAAACTTAATGCTCAAACTTAATCTACAAGAAGAATACCTGATTAAACTTTTAAGGGATTTAAAACCCTTTGAACAAGTTAAAATCACCGCCGATAAGTGCGGAAAACCCAATTCTTACTTGGTGGTGAGAGAGCAAAAGGTGATGGTTGAGGATATTATTAGGTCAACCACTTGACTTTTTATTATATAGGTATATACTTGTAGGAACTAATTATTAACTCGCAGAGGCAGAACCTGGCGATTAAGTGAACGCTTAATTGCTATTTTTATGCCAAAGACAAAAGTTCCTAAGAAAGTTCCTAAGAAAGTAATCAAAGAGGACTACAAAGAGGACTACACAGTCACCGCTAAGATTTTTGGTAGAGATTACTCCGCAACTGGCTCAACTCTCATTGAAGCCCTTAATAAACTAGAGATTAGAAACGCTAAAGGTAAGTGTATTTTAATCGTGGAGAAAGGTAAGAAGAAAAAAGAGGAGAGGATTTTAATGCCTGCCTTAACCTATAGACTATTCAACACCTTAGGAATATCAAAAGAGGTGTCTATTAAAAATGTAAGTTTAATGTTTGGATTATGATAAATTCATCAATTTACGATTATGTAAAAAATGAAGAAAGTGCCTTCGAGACTGATGAAATCCAAGTAGGTGATAATTGGTATTGGAATTTCCGCAACCACGTTCAATTACTTTTTCATCTAAAGAACGGACTATTCTTTACTGGGGAAAACAACTGGCTCCGAGCGTTCAAGAACATTATGGAACCAATCCTTAACCTGGCCTTTTGGACGGAAGATATTGAAGTTAAAGACATTGTTTTTTATGTCGAAGGTAAAGATGATCGAGTGGCTTCCTTCCTGCTCAAGAAATATCACGATGAAGTTTATGCCAAAGAACACGACTTAGATAAAATGATCGATGATATTACCGAAAGCGACATTGAATATGGAGGAGTATTGGTGCAAAAAGGTAAAGAACGACCAGAAGTGTTACCGCTTAATTCAGTCGCCTTCTGTGACCAAACAGATGCGTTGGGTGGCCCAATCGGTATTAAATACTTCTTCTCACCAAGTAAATTAAGGACAATGTCTAAAGTGGGTTGGGGTGATGAAAAGAATGGAGCAACCATTTCTCTTGAAGATTTAATCATTCTAGCCACAGATGTTAAAGATTCTGGGACAATGAATACTAATGCCAACGAAGTCACGGGTAAAGTGATTGAAGTTTATATTGTTAGGGGTGATCTACCGGAACATTATCTCGAAGACAATGACGAAATAAATAAGTATGTTAGCCAGATTCAAATTATTGGCTTCTATACCAACAAAGATAACAAAAAGGAGGGTGTTACTCTTTATCGCAAGGAAGCAGAAGAAGACTTGAAATTCTTTACCTCAAAGGAAGTTTATAATCGAGCTTTAGGGCGTGGAGTTGGTGAAACCTTAGTCCAACCACAAATTTGGACGAACTTCTTAACCATCCACAAGACCAATATGTTAGAGGCTGGCTCTAAAGTCCCACTTTATACTGACGATCCAAACTATTCACAAAAGAATAAGATTCAAGACATGGAGAACCTTGAAATCACTACGATTGAGGATGGAAAAGTAATTAGACAAGTGCCAACAGCTTCTTCCGCCAATATTCAACTTTATGAAAAAAGTATTAATGAATGGTTTGAACAAGCTCAATTCTCTGGTTCAGCCTTTGACCCGATTTTAGGTAAAGAGGCCGCTTCTGGCACAACCTTTAGGGGGCAAGAAAGAACTGTGGCTCAAGGACGTGGGATTCACGACAGGCGTAGAGGACAACGAGCCAAGTTTATCGAGGAAATTTATCGTTGGGATATTATTCCTAGAATGGTTAAGGAAATAAAAAAAGGTAAAGACTTCTTATCAACTCTATCAAATGAGGAGCTGACATGGATTTCTGAGCAAATGGCTACCAATGCGGTAAACAAGAGGATAAAGGAAATAATGCTTGAAGGGAGAATCGTTACCAAAGAGCAACAAGACTTCCTTACCCAGACTTTTATGGAAACATTTAACAAAAAAGGTAATAGACGACTTCTTAAAATAATTGGCGATGAGTTTAAGGACATTGAAAACAGGGTCGGTATGAATATCGCCTCAAAACAGAAGAACCTTGCCAACCTATCAGACAAAATCTTGTCAATCTTCCAGTTTGTCTTCGCCAATCCTCAAGGCTTCCAACAAGCTATGCAAATTCCAGCTCTTTCCAAAGCCTTTGATGACATTCTAGAATTCTCTGGTTTAAGTCCAGCTGACTTTGCCTCACTAACCAAGGCTCAAACAATGTCTCTGGAGCAACCACAAGCTCAGCAATCCCAAGCAACCCCAGAATTAGCAATAGCTAACGCCCAACCTAACTAACAACAAGTATAAAAACAGCATGAAAAACGAATTAAAAACAGCAAAAATCCAGCAATTCCTCAATGACGAAGCAATGTCTGAAGCCGTCAAAGAAGAATTACTATACTCATTCCTGAGTGGAAATTCCAAAGATGTCCAATATCTAGCCGCCTCACGCATTGCCATTGATTTATTAAAGGAAAGTTGGAAAGATTTACAGAAATACAAGCAGTCACAAGAAAATGTTAAAACATCAGGCCAAATTGGTCTGTAATTAAAAAATTATTAAATTATTAAGTAAATTATAAATTATGAAGAAATACATTATAGCCATCGCTCTCATTTGTATAATCGGTCTTGGAGTTGGTTATTTAGTCTCAACCAATCAGGCTGTTGGAAGTGTTATTCAGGGAAATGAATACAACTCAACTACCACTTCAGCCTCGTTCTTAAATCACTCTGTTCTAAAGACTGGTCATGGTTCACTGGCAAATGTTGTTATTACAGGGACTAATCCTGCCGCAATAACCTTCTATGATGCGACCACTACTGATGCCACCAAGAGAACTAAGGCGGCAACGACCACATTAGCTTCATTCCAAACGACCGCGACCCCTAATTCTTATCCAATCGATAGTAATTTTAGTGACGGACTCCTTGTTGATTTTGGAGGTGGAACTGGATCGACAACAATTACTTGGCGTTAGTATTATAAATTATTATAAGTTTAACAATTAATAACATGTCTACATTGAATAAAGCTCGTATGTCCTCGCTCAAAGATAAGCTCGATGAATTATCAGAAATCGAGAAGGTCGAGAAAAAAGTTAAAGAAAAGAAAGAAAAAATCAAAGATGAAGTGAAAGAGGAGGAGGAAAAGTTAAAAAAAGTTACAAAGGTCAAAAAATAAAATTATAAGATTAATAAAATAATTATGAAAACAAAAAATTTAGTTATAACGTTAGTGGTTATCGCCGTCATCGCTCTTGCTGGTTGTGTCTTACCTATTAGTGATGGTGGACAAACCATTGTAGAGAAAATGGTCGGAGCAAACCCAGGTCCAGAGTCAACAAACTCTTACCAATGTTACGCTGGTGTTTGCACCCACTACGCAAACTCTGCTCTTTACAAGGCAACATCAACCCCTTGCTCGTTTATCTCGCCTAGTGCGACATCATCACTTGCTTTTGCCTCGATAAATATTGATGTTGCTACTTCAACGGCAACGGAGTGGGTACTTGCGACATCAACACAAATGAACGCAACCTCATCAGCAACCGCTCTAGTCACAAATTTGCTAGCTTCAGGTTCAAGGGGGAACTTCAACTATGTTGGTGTAGTGGATAATAATATCTTGCCACCAAATACCTATGTTACTTGGGGTGTAACAGGAATACTAAAATATACAAGCACTTACCTTACGGGAAGTTGTAGTGCTGTGTTTATCGAAAATTAACTTAACAAATTAACTTAACGGGGTTATCACACCCCTCAAAAGTGAAGTGCGTTTATGATTAACCGTTCAATAAATCAAGTAAAAAACATATCATTATGGATAATGAAAACGACAATATCGTTGAGTCTGAAAACAACGAAATAGAAGGAGAAGGAAACGAGTCAGAGAAAGTCTCCGTTCCTAAAGAGGATTACGAGAAACTAAATCAAACTCTTGGCTCACTTAAAAGGGAAATCAAGGACTTGAAAAAGCCCAAAGAGGAATCCAAAGAAGAAACTCCTACAGAAAACCAAAAACAACCAGATAATAATTTGTTAGAAAAGACTTTCCTTCGAGCGGCTCAAATTACCGCAGAAGATGAAGTAGAATTTGCTCTTTCCACAGCTAAAAAATGGGGAGTAGAGATTGACAAGCTAGTTGATGATGAGGATTTCAAAGTAAAACTTGAGAGAATGAGAACTCAGAAATCTAACGAACTTGCCACCTCCGAAATTAGAGGAAGCTCTGGTTCCCCGCAAACGAAGAATACTGCCGAGTATTGGATTGCTAAAGGCGTCCCGCCAACAGTAACCGATGTCCCCGACAGGAAAGCTCGTGCCAAGATTGCGAGAGCAATGATGGCTAACACCAAGAGTGGAAAAAAATTCTACAACGAATAAAGTCACAAACAATTATCTGGTCTTATCAGAATTAAGATTGAATAATTACTAATGGCTTACTCAAATACAATAACCTACTCCACACTATACGAGGATATTCTCCAAGATAGACTTGACCATCCAACTACTTGGAAGGAGATGTGTGATGTCACAATCACCGATACTCGGGTCATTTCTTCTTCGTATATGTCAACCACGCCTTCTGTCCAGTCTGTAACTCGTGGTACTGGTCATGAAATGCAAGTCTTCATTGAAACCGCTGAGACCTTAACAATCTCAACTGGTCGAGACTTAGGTTTGTTTGTTGATTTTGCTGACCTAGCTCAATCACCATGGACAAAACCAGCTGAACTCTTTGACCGAATTGGTGCTTTACTCAATGAATACATTGAAGGTGCTGTTTTGTCTCAACACGCTTCTTGGACTAACTTCGATAATGCCTCTATTGGCGGTGGTGCTGGTAACATTACCGTTTCCGCCTCCAACATTGATGACATTATCCGTGGTATTAAGCGTGAAATCCGTGAATCTAATGGCCAATCTCAGATGAATATGAATGGCGTTGGCTTCGTCTGGCGTGCCGCTGACTTCGAGCTTCTCGAAGCTTTTGTTCAAGCTAATGGTTTTGAAACTGCCGACAAAGCTCTCAAAGATGGGACTGTCGAAGGTCTGCATTACCTAGGTTGTGATCACTACTGGTCAAATGACCACACTTCTGGTCACGTTTTTGCTGGAGTTAAGAAAATTCAACGACTTGGTATCCTACGAGGAACTTATGGTCGTGCTCATACGATTGACTTCCCAGCTGGAGACACTAACTCTTTCCTCTCAGGTAAAGCATTCTACTCTCGAGTAGATGTGGGACACCTAACACCAACCGCTCATGCGGGTTTGGTTTTTGATGTTCTAGTTGCCTAGAGCTAGTAGTTTATCCCCTTTGCTTTGAAGTTTATAACGTAATTCTTCAAGGCAAAGCTGGATAAATTAAAAATAAAAAATAATTATGTCAATACAGTTTAGCGATACAACAAACAAAAACGGGATTATCCAAAAGATTGAAGAAACCTGTGGTTTTGATGATGCTGGAATTAGTGACAACACTACTTTACTAGCTCAATTTACAGGTAATATCAATACAACCGTTGACCAAATTCTTGGCTTTATGTTCCCACGAGGCGGAACATGGCAATTAGATGACGCCAATCACACCGATTATCCGATTATCTTTGCCAATATAGTTTCTGGGCAAAGAGATTACACCTTTTCCACCGATGAGGACGGAAACTACATTTTGGACATTGAAAGGGTAATGGTATCTGATGAAAATGGGGTCTTTGGTGACTTGAAACGGATTGACCAACAAACACCAGATAGCGATGTGGGGATTGTTGATGGACGGGACTTGACGGGAGCTCCTTATGCTTACGACAAGACTGCTAACGGTATTTTACTTGAGCCAATTCCTGATTTTAGTTATACAGCAGGATTAAAAGTCTTTATCAGTCGTGAAGCGACTCGTTTTCTAACTACCGATACAGCAAAAGTCCTTGGCTTTGCTCACCTTTACCATGAATATCTAGTCCTCCGACCATCTTATATCTATGCTCGTAATAATTCCTTGACTAATGTTGATAGATTAAAGCGAGACACTAAAGAAATGGAGGAAGAAATTAAAACCTATTTTGAAACTAGGCAAAAAGATGTCAGAAACATTATGAAACCTAAAAAAATACTCTATGTCTAGTTGGACAAATCAAGCAAAAAATAGCAGTGGGGCGTTCTTTGACATCGCTGCTTTTGGCACTGCCAAATTTAACACTTGGACAAATCAAGCAAAAAATTCGTCAACTATTACCAATTTAAGTAAGTCGAGCAGTGGTGCTTTCTTTGATATTGCAACATTTGATAACGCAAAATTCAATGTTTGGACTAATCTCGACAAAAGTATATGAAATATTTAGTCACATTCGTTTTACTAGCCCTCCTTCTAACCAGCGTTGCCTCTGCCGGACAATTTGATAGAGATAGAATGGACGTTAATGAGGGAATTATTAGTAATTTAATTACTTCTATCAAGGCAAAACTGGGTTTTATTCCTAAATTATTGGGAGCAGGTAACGTTTTTCCAACAACCTTAAATAATTGGAGCTCTGGGGATACTATCACTTCAGCGTGGGCAAACACCTTGGAAGATAAAATCGGGGCAGATGGCTCAGCAATTATTACTTCCTTGGATTATATCGTTAGTACCTTAGTCGCCACGACTTCAATTCCAACATTAGATGTTACTTCTTCTCAGGTTTCTGATTTTGATGCTTCGGTCAATTCTTATGTTCACTCATCAACGACAATGGTTAAAACCTATGTTCAACCAACCTTTAGTGTCGTTCCAAAATCAAGTGTTTCTTGCGCCGCCACAGGTGAGCTTTGTGACTATGATTATGTTAATGCTCAAACTTCGGCAGGGGTCTCATCCTCAACCCCAACTCTCGCTGGTAAAGGTAAATTATCAGTAACGGCTGATGATGTTAATGACCCTATCTTTGTCGGGGACAATGATATTCGGGTAGAAAATTATACTCAAGTTGTTTCAACTTCTAGTGATACTTTTGTTTTTAATGGTGCTGGTTATGGGACAACAACCTTATCAGGTATTCCTTTTGGGACTTCCACTGTTTTTGAATTTAATGCTTCATCTACCCGTCCCAGTGATGAAGACACAGTATTCGGGGTGAGGTTTAACGGTGATGATACATCTACTTATTCTTGGAATATTTCTATCTTAACAGGAGGTAGTGTTGCTACTGGTGGGGCTGCGAATAATGACGGGGCAGTTTCACTTCAGTGTGACAATTTTTGTTCTTATAGACTTTCTCTTGTTAATTCAACTTCCTCGGTTAAAACAGTAATCGTTAGTGGAATGACATATAATAGTACAAACGACCCCGTCCATTCAATAATTGGTCAATTTGTTTGGAAAAACACAACTGCCTCAGTTAATAAGATTGAGATTGGACCGCATACACACAATACAGTGGGGACTTCAACTTTAAGAGCAATTGTATTTAAATAGACAACTAAAGACTATAACAAATGGACGAACTACAAAAACAAATCAATGAATTAAAAGAAAGAACCAAAAAACTTGAGGAGAGTTCTAATTACTCCTTTTCCGAAGGAATGAAAGACCGTTTCTTTGAAAATTCGGTTATAGTTGCTGATTTTGACACTTCTGCTACGACAAAAGTTATAAGTTTAACTGGTGGTCCACAAAACATTACCGTAGTTGACCAAAGTAAATTACCAAAAGTCGCAGGTACACTGACTTTAGTTTATAAGGGAACAAGATATAAGTTACTCTATGAGTAGATTCAAAATACCAAATGATGAAAGAAAGTTTAGCCAAGCCAACGATGGTGATGTGGCCGGTAACATTTGGTTATCACAGAATCTTGACACTAAGAGTAATAAGGGAAAATTAAGAGTTAGTCCACGATTGGTTGTAAATGTTGCTGATGATTGTGTTGATGGTCTTCATACAGACATCGGACGTGTAGTGGCTTTTGCAAAATTCTTTCATACTAAAAATAGTGGGGTTCAGGGTTATTGGGCTGTTTGTGATACCACCCTATTCAAAACAGGTGGTAATCCAACTAAACCTACTCTTATCTTCGATAAAGATACGATAAGTGGTTCACCAACTGACCTAGAATATGAATCATCAGATATGATTGTTGCCCCTAATGGACTTCTTGTTTCCACTCACGATGACATTTACTTCTTAAATGATTCAACCACAGCTGATTGGGTTAGTTATTGGAAAACTACATTAAGTCAAACTTTCTCAAATGCCTCTGGTTCTCATATGATGGAAACCTTATTTAACCTAACCATTGCTATTTCTGACGGGAATACAATTTGCACGATTGTTTCTCCTTATACTGATACTTACGAAACTAAAGCTAAAGTTACTTTGAGAGCTATAGATAAGATTCTATGGATTAAAACTGGTTCAACAAGGGTCTGGGTCGGAACAGTAAACACTACTGGTGGTGAGGGTTTAGTTTATGAGTGGGACGGAGTAAGTGAGAGAACAGTTAGAGCTTATAAAGTTGGGGCAACTGGAGCATTCGCAGGTCTTGTGAAAGATGATGTTCCTTGGATTGTAACTTCTGATGGTTCGCTTAAATATTTCAATGGTTTAGGTTTTGTATTAGCTCCTAATGGACGACTTCCCCATTCTACGACATTTTCAATGTTGAAATTAACAGCTACCGGTGTTTTTTATAATAATGACAAGTGGATTCACCCTAACGGAATGAAACTAATTGACGGCAATATCAATCTTTTAATAAATAACCTTTTAGATGAAGCTACGGATTATACTACTCTAATTGAGAACGAGCCATCAGGTATTTGGGAATATGACGAGAATGTTGGGCTTTATCATAAATATTCGGCAACACTAGATACCGCAGGTGCATTAGATAGTGGTCAAAATACGATTGGCTATGCTGGGGCATTGTGGGAAACTAAAAGTAAAGAGGCGGCATTATTAGCTGGGGTTTCTGTCTATACTGACGATGCCACAACTCTAAAGCACGCCATTTTCTATGACGAATTACCTAATACTATTGCTAAAACTGGGGTAATTGTTATCCCTTGGCTTCAATCCTTTGAAATTAAGGATGTCTGGCAGAAGTTATGGGTAAAATTCAAGGATTTAGACAATGCTACCGACGAGATAATTGTTAAATACCGCACCCAAAAAGATAAAGACTTACCAGCCATTTATTCAGCCACTCATACATCAACTACGACTTTTACCATAACCTCTGCTACTGATCTTCAAACTACAACCAATATCTTAGATGTCGGCAATGAGGTGGAAATAATCATGGCTTCAGGAGCTGGAAAATCAGCTCATATTTCAAGTGTGGCTGTCTCTGGGACTTATACTTACACTATTACTCTAGACGAAGCAATTTGCCCAGCTTCCGGCACAGGTAAAGTAAGATTTAATAATTGGACAAAACTTGCCACAATAGATACTCAAAATATCACCGAAAAGGTCTTAGCTCTTGGTAAGACATCAGCTGAGTTACAAATTAAATTAGAATTAAGGGGGACAGGAAATAACCCCGAACTTAATCAATTAGTCGCTTTATCAGCAACCCAATTACCAATAAAATAATAATAAATAATATGCCACCACTAAAAAAAAGCGAAGAGGGTTTAGTTAAACTAAGTGAGAACTACTCCGTTAATCCCCAGTTTCTTTCTCAGGAAGGGCTACAATCAGCTCAATCTTTTGCAAGTCAAACACCTATTATTTCGTCGGAAAGTTTGGCTCAAACCCAACCGATGAACTTAGCTTCAGCCCCCGTCTCCACTACCGCTTCAAGTGTCGTGGCTCAATCGGGGAATTTGGCTGAATTAAATCAAGATGTGGCTACCAAACAAGCAGAATCACAAGCTAGTCTTGGAGAAGTGACCAATTTAATGACCCAAATAGGTGGTCAAAGAGCAGAAGGTCTATCTTTGGCTGAATCTAGTGGTTTAAATGAGAAAAATAAACAAATTGCGGAAAATAATGCCGAGATTTTAGCTCTTAGGAATGCTACTAACCAAGAAAAAGAAAGACTAGGTAAAGTCCCTGGCATGACCCAAGTCGGACTTCGGGGTATATATAATGATATAGATACTCGTAATGCTTTCAAAATAACTAACCTAGAAATGCAGAATGCTTTTACTTCTATCAATGCTAACTCTTTAATGAAATCAATCGAAACCCAACTTGCTTTAAAATACGAACCACTAGAAACCCAGCTCCAAATTGCCCAAATGAATTATCAAAACAACAAAGACTTATTTAATAAAGCCGAACAAAGACAATTTGAGACAGCACAATTTGAACGGAATGCCCAACTAAACCAACAAAAGCAAGATGACGAAAGAAAGTATGACTTATTAAATGTCGCATTAGATAGGGGTATTCAATTACCAGCAGATATTATCTCTTATGCAAATAAGGAGGGGGTAACAGCTCAAGACTTACAGGCCAAGATGGCCCAAAGGGGAATTAGTTTAGCAAAGCCAGAAGACCCACTAGATAGGCAGCTTAAACAGGCTCAATTAGCTAAACTTAGAGCTCCTGGTGGCGGTGGAGGCGATGGAGTTTCAAGTGAGAAGCCAATGAGCATTGGTCAAATTGAGCAATTTAGACGAAGTTATGGCTGGACTCCCCCATTTGGCTTTACTTTGTCACAATTAAATCAATATATTGCGGACAATCCAAATGCCACCAAAGAAGAATTACAAGCGGGAGCAAATTCAATAGGGGGAGTGGGTGTGACTGGTGAACAAAAAGAAAAAGACGAGAAAGCAATTAGAGATCAACTCTCAACGGTAGAGCTTAAAAAGCTATCAGATTGGGCTGGCACTTCTAGGTGGTGGCGACATAAGACTCGTGATGTAAATGACTTCTTTAAAAGGGCTGATGAAGCACAATTAAGCCAGATTAAAAGTGCGATTGACTTCGGTTATCCGATAGAGGAGATTATTAGTTTTTTGAAATAAAATGGCTTTAAATTTATCAGCACTACAACCCAGAAAAAGACAGGGAACTCTGGACACTACGGCTTTATCTACTCCACGTCAAAAAAGTGGTGGTGATATTGTTGATATTTTCCTTAACACAGTTAGGGGTATTCCTAGTGCGGTAAATAAACTATTCTTTGAGCAAGAAACTGCTCCCCAGAGATTTCTTAAAGAGATAACGGGGTTTCGTTCCCCAGCCGAAAGACAAAGAGATTTATTAGCTCAAAGTCGTGCCACCCGATTACCGAAAAAAAGATTAGACAGATTTGGTTTACCGATTGCTACACTTGGCAAGCCAACTAGAGGAGAGAGGGAAATTTTAAAAACTGCTACCCCACAAGAACAGGTTTTATTAGCCAGAGAGGGTGCAATTATGGCAGCAGGATTTGCTGGTTTCGCCCCACAACGAAAACTTTTAACGGGCGTGGCTAAACAAGTCGCCAAATCTAGCGATATTCAAGTTATTGCCAAACTTATTAAAAAGGAAGTTCCTGAAATGACAGATGATGTGGCCACGAAGTTTGCCACTATCTTTAAGGATTTAAAGAATGTTCGACAAGTTGATACGGCCATCAATAAGATTAAGTTTCAATATGTAAAACCTAAAGCTCCAACCAGAGCCCCAACAGGTGTCGTTACTAAAGCCCTTGAAACCAAGCTACCCACAGTTACGAGTAAAGGGGTTGCTATAAAACCATCTCCCCTCATCCAAGAAGCAAGGAAGTATAAGAGTGCGGAGGAGTTTGTGAAAGATTTTAATAGAAATGTATCAACAAGAAGCCAAAGCAGATCAGATGGGGTTGACATTGGAATGGATAATTTTGTTAATTCCCTAGATAATAGACCCGCGATAAGAACATTTGACAAAGGTGGTGGATATGACAGAGGAAATACAGATATACTCAAATATGTTCCTGCTAAAGATGCAAAAAATATAAAAGCATATTTCTCTGATGGAAAAGTTCCTGAAGAAATAATAGTATATCGTGGAGGGGGGAAAAGAGTTAGTGGAGAATTGAGAGATGGAGAATACCTAACGACAAATAAAGGTGTTGCTCAAGCATACGGAACCAAATTTAAAGAATTTAAGGTTAAGACGAAAGATTTATTATTTGACCCGAAAGAGGCAGTAACGGACAGTTCTGGCAACAATCAAGGTGTTGTAGTTTATAACCCAGACCATAGTTTAGCGAAAGTAAATAATTACTTAAAAGAAAATAATACTACACTCACTGACATCTATAATAAGGCACAAGAGGTTAAACCATTAGAAGAAATCTTTACACCAAAAGTCCGCCAGATAAAAACATCAGCGGAAATACCATCACTAGAGAAGACTGTGGAGGGGATTAAGCTCCCAGAAAGACAGCCAGTAGCACGATTGCCAGATACAACCCCAGAAGTTCAAAAAGTCTCATATGTTAATGATACAATAAATGAGACAAAGGTCAATAATGAAATATACAAAGTTGTGGAAAACAGAGATGTCACTAATACTGTTAAAGATGTCTCTACTACCCCACCAGAACCAGCAAGTGACCTATTAACTACTCGTAAAATCAAGCAAACTGAAGGATGGAAGGACTTTGCTAAGTATGCTGAGGAGAATTTACAAGAAAAAGACATAAGCCCAGCGATTGTTTTCCGACACGCAACAATGACAATGGAAAGGGTGGCTGAGTTCTTAGATGGTGGAATTGGTGGTCGGACATATCGAGAGATTGTCAAACCAGTTTATGACTCGGCTAGGAAAATGGCAGATGAGGGAAGTATCATTAAAAACGAGGTGGGGAGTTTTCGTGTCTTAGAGGGAAGCTCTATTGACCGTGATGCTTCACTCTTTGCTCAAAAGAAAATCACCGATGCTCCTGAAAAATCCAAGGAAATCGCTAAATACATAAGAGGTAAATATGACGAACTGATTGAGCGTTTAAATGAGACTAGGGTAAAAATTGGCATTGAGCCATTCCAAAAAAGACAAGACTATATTACTCACATAAACGAAATTAATGTCCTATCAGAATTGTTTGGAGGAATGGAAAGGATCTCGGTTAAACGCCATATTAGTAATTTAAAGTCAGAATTACTAGACGCACATCCAGATTGGACTGATGCTAGGGCTTTTGATGCCGCCAAGCGACAAGTGGAGGGATTGACTGGGGTTGCTCAATATGTAGATGCTCGTCAACCAATCTTTAAGTTTGCCAAACAACGATTGGGAGAATATGAATCTGACCCAAGTATTACTAGGTCTTTTAATGCCTATCTTTCAAACGCCTTACGTTATATCTATCAAGCCGAAAATGTTGCAAAAAATAAAGCTCTTAAAGATGTTTTGCCCGCTAACGCGAAAGAGTTTACAAGATTATGGAATACCGAACAAGTTGCTGGACGACAACCCCCATCATTTCTAAGTCCAGTTGCGAAACGAGCACTATCTGCCCTTCGTGGCACATTGGGGGCTAACACTATTGCTGGCAATTTATCAACGACAATGATGCAGTTGACATCATTTCCACAGGTCTTTGCTTTAGCTGGCCCAGTCAATACTTTTTATGGAATCGGTAGCCAATTACGCTCATACATCCCTGGTCTAACTAATATGTATAAATCATCTCGGACAAAAGCCCTACGTGATTTAGATATTGATATTGGTCTCGGAGATAGTCTTATTGACCAATTACTCATTAAGATTGGTAAACACAACAAGATACGAAATACCTCGGCTCGGACAAGACTCGCAGTTGATTTAGGGAGGGACTTTACGGCTGGCATTATGAAAACTGCCGACCAATTTACCGTTGGAGCTTCATACCAAGCATTTTACCGTAAGGGTCTTATGGATGGCTTAGAACCAGCCGAGGCGATGGAGTTTGCTGACATTATGGCTGGCAAGACCCAAGCTAATTATTTCAAGGAAGCCCTACCACCATTTCTAAATACCATTGAGGGTAAAACACTTGGTCAATTTGGCACTTATGGGATGAACCAGTGGGAGCTATTTAAGAGAGACTTTGGAAAAGATTTTAAGTTTGATGAAAAAAATCCCAAGAGTGTTAAGAATTTCTTTAAACAATTTATGGTCTTTCTAACCTCTGCCTATCTGGTTGACTCTATATCAGAAGATACCTTTGGTCGCCAACCCTATGATGTCAAGAGTCTCGTTGATGATTCAGTTGGTTTTGCCAAGGGCGAATTGACTAGCGGGCAATTACTTGACACCTCAAAAGAAACCATCAGTTCGTATATCCCGTTTATGAGTAGTGTTAAATTTAATTCTCTACCCCCAGTTGCTGAATTTGTGAAGGATGTTATTAACGCTGTTGTTGGGACTGGTGATAAACAAGAAAAATCAACTAAAAACCTTTCAGAAAAGTGGTCGTATAACATACTCTTACCTTATGGTGGAAACCAGTTAAGAAAGTCGTTACAGGGAATAGAGGCATCCGCAAAAGTTGATTTACCGTTTGTTCGTAATACTTCTAAGAATCTCGATATACAAAACAACCTTGACCAAGCTAAATCTATTCTGTTCGGGCCTTATGCCACCGAAGAATCAATCAGTTATTTTGAAAACCAAAAGAGAAGGGAGGGTATAAAGGAGCAATATGAAATAACTGGAACAATCACCAGCGATGAAAACATTGCCAAATTAGACAAGATGTCTGATGAAGAATTTGATATTTACACAGACCAATATGCAACCTCAACAAAAAAGACAATAAATAATAAGATGGGGAAAAGTAGTCGCCCATCATTAGAAAGTATATTTTCACGATGAGTATTCCCAAAGAAAAACTTAAAGAATTAGTCCTAGCCACCGCAATTAAGAAACTGCGGGGTGATCTTGACGACTTAAAGGAAAAAGACAAAGGGGACAAAGGAGATACGATTGTCGGCCCAGTTGGCCCTCAAGGTCTTCAGGGTGGAGATGGAAAATCAATTATCGGCCCGAAAGGGGAAAAAGGTGTTTCTGGCAAGGACGGCAAGGACGCAGACCCCTTGAGGACGGCCGAATTGGCCTCTAAAATCGCTCAGGACGCATTAAAACCACTTATCCCTACGATTCCGCAGATTAAAGAAGAATTACCACTTACAGGCGAAAAAATCCGAGATAATCTAGAAGATTTAAAAGGTAAAGAACGACTAGATAAAAAAGCAATTCGGGGACTTGACGACCTTGAAAAGAAGGTTGACAAGAATAAAAACGGTGGAGTTCGGGTGATCGGTGGCCGAGCGGGAATATACCTTTATGTTGACGGTGAAAAAAAGGGTTTAGTCAATACGGTCAACCTAATCGCTGGCACGGGTATAACTTTAACTTATGCACGGGAATTTGGCAGAAACGACATTACTGTCAGCAACGACAGTGTTGCAGGCACAGTTTTGGTGGCAACAGGAACGGTTGATGGGGCAAATGCAGACTTTACCTTTACTAAAAAGCCCTCTGTTATTATTACTGATGGGGTCGCCTATCAGGAGACCAATAAATTAGGGGAAACAATTTGGACGTGGACGGCTGGAACACTCACAGCCACATTAACAATTCCCCCACAAAGTGATGTTTATGGATTATCGTAAGTATATTTTAATAGGTTTACTCTTAATTCCTTTAGGGGCGGTGGCTATTAACGTCTCAATTCCGCAAGCTACTCAATATGGTCAAATCCCAGCTGGACTATCGACTGGTAATTATACTCCTGTGGCTACTTCCACTTTAGGTCTCCCCACTTTTACCTATTTACTAGATACTTTAACTTGGCATATCGTTGGTGGAAAACTCACCCCCACCTCGACTATTGATATTCTGGCTTCACAAAATATGGAAGTGCCAGCCGGTAGTTACTATAAATACAATGGCACTAATCTCGCCTTTGCTTCAACGACTAAATTTAATTACTTCTTTGGTGATGCTGGCAACTTAACTGCGACTGGAAGATATAATGTCGGTTCAGGTTATTGGACATTACACGACCTGACTTCTGGTGAAGGTAATACTGGAGTTGGCTATCAAGCATTACGAAGAATGACCACAAGTGACGGTAATGTTGCTGTTGGACGCTACGCCATGAGAGAGGGTGTTACTGGCACGAATAATGTCGCCTTAGGTTCTTATGCACTTCGCTACAATGACGGTGGTTCTCGTAATATCGGAATTGGTTACAATTCTATGAATGGAAACACTACTGGGAATGACAATCAGGCAATCGGTGACTCTGCCCTAACTTCAAATTCAACAGGTTATCAGAACGCCGCTATTGGCTCTTGGGCTTTGATTCTAAATGAAGATGGCTATAACAATACCTCTATTGGTTATTATTCAATGCAAAAAAATATCTCTGGTCATAGTAATGTTGGGATTGGATATAAGGCTGGTGATAAAAGCACTGGTGACGGTAATACCTATATCGGTTTTGAGGCTGGCGCTCAAGCTGTCGGTGATAACAACATCTTTGTTGGTATTGGGGCTGACATTGCTTTAACCTCCTCATCTTCTGATAATGTTGTGGTGATCGGCAATAACGTTGAAGCCGATTGTGAAAATTGCTTAATTCTTGGAGGGGCAAATGGTAGCGGTCAAGCCGTTAAGGTGGGTATTGGCACAACAACTCCTAATACGGGTTTTGGTTTAACAGTCGCTAGCACCACCGCCTTAATGGGCTATACACATATTGGTTCATCTGTCGTCTCCGTGCCAATTTATGACAATTACCTCCTAGATATTGAGGGAGATTTAGATAGCTACCTATCAACGACCATGATTAACACTAATGCTGGAACAGCGGCTAGTGCTGACTTCATTATGAATAATGACGAAGATGAAAGCCTTAGTTATTTTGATATTGGTTATGGTAGCTCAAATTATACAGATAATGCTGTTTCTCCAGGTGAGAATTATCAAGGTTACATATTCAATAGTTTAGGGCCAATCTCATTAATGACGGCTGAAGACCAACCAATTACTTTCCATACTGAATATGAAGACCGAGTGCAAATTGATGGTGATGGCTTAACTGTTTACGGCACCTCGACTCTGGCGACCACCACAATGGCTTTTGATTCACAAATTGGTGATGGTTCAACTTATATGGCAGTAGAGGAGTGGGATTGGAATGGAGGTGTAGTTGGTTCAGTTCCTTTAATAAGATTTGTTTCGCCAACATTTGCGCAAGGTGATTATTGGGGTGGTATTGCCAATGGACTTGTTATTCAAGAAGTGGAAGCAACTCAAAATCCAGCCATTCTCTTTGTTAGTGGTAGTCTTAGTTCGGTCAATATAGAATTTGCCACTACTACTAATTATATGAACTTTAAAAATGCTGATAGATATACCTTTGATGATGATGTTTCTATTGATGGCAATGCTACTGTAACTGATAGTTTTTTTATAGGTGGAAATACTCAGCCATATAAAATGGAAACCTTTGACGCTGGTGTTCCTGATGGATTTATATCCTTACAAGGACAAACTAGTGGTGCTAATGTAGCGTTTGGTTTAGCGACAAAAGATTCTGATGGTACTGATAAGGTTAGTCTTGCCATATTAGGTGTTGGAGAATTTGATGATTTTACTAATAATGAAATATTAGTAGTAGGTTGGAATCCAAGTAATAGTTTATACAATATTTATACCAATGCGGCAGGGACAGGAGTAATTAGAGATTTGGATATTTATACAGGAGCAAATAATGGTCAAATTTACTTAGCTTCTGACGGCAATACCTTAATCCCAAACCTATTTTCCACTACAACTATAATGGACTATGCTTCCACAACTTATCTTGAGGTTACTGGTCTTACTGATTTAGCTACTACGACAATGTCTTTTGGTTCACAAATTGGTGATGGTTCAACTTATATGGCAGTAGAGGAGTGGGATTGGAATGGAGGTGTAGTTGGTTCAGTTCCTTTAATAAGATTTGTTTCGCCAACATTTGCGCAAGGTGATTATTGGGGT